TTGTCGAGCAGCGCCTCGTGATTGTCGAAAATGAGGTTTTCGGCACGGGCGACGTAATCGGGATTTCCGGCGACGGCACACGCGCCCTGATCGCCGACCACAAGTTCGGTTACATGGAAGTCAGCGCCGACAGTTCTCAGTTGAAATTTCTTGCGGCTGCGCTGCTTGCCGACCCCGCCATGGCGGCCATCTCGAAGGACATCGAGGAGTTCGAACTGGCGATCATCCAGCCCGCTTTCGATCCACCCGTCACGAAGACGACGATAACGCGCGCCGAAGCCGAAGTGTTCCTGCGGACCATCAAACTGGCGCACTCGGCCAGCAAGGCGCCATCCGCTGAAGTGCGCGTCGGCACTTGGTGCAAGTGGTGCCGCGCCAAGGCGATCTGCCCCGCGCAGCGTCAGATGTTTGCGGACCTCGTCGACATCAAGGCTCACCCCGACTGGTCGCTTGCTGATCTCGGCGAGTTGCTGGTGAAGGCAAAGGAAGTCGAGAAGCTGATCGAACATGTGCAGGACCGCGTGAAGCATGAGCTGGCGAACGGCCGCACGGTGCCGGGCTGGCGCCTCAAGGCGGGCTCGACGCGCATGACGTGGGCGCAGTCCGCGAAGGCCACGATTGCCGCGCTGCGCGGTCTGGGTATGAAGCCCGACGCAGCCGTTCAACCCATTACACCGGCGGCAGCGAAGAAGGCGCTGAAGCTGGACGAGCTTCCCGACGATCTCGTCGTGAAGAGCACGAGCGCGCCGTCGCTCGCGCGTGACACCGACGCCGCAGACGCTGTCCTGCCGGCGGCGGCCTTTGCAAAGGCAGCAGCACTGTTGAAAGGAAACAGGTAAATGAGCAATCAACTGAGCCTCTTCTCGAAGGGCGGCCTGCCGCCCGCCGACGTCAACGCCTTCAAGCAGTCGCTCAAGGCGATGTCCACGGCGGCGAAGTCGTCGCTGGGCGGCCTGCCGTTCCTGCGGATGGGTAAGGACGGCGAGTGGGTCTACGGCGCGGACAACACCGAGGTCGAGGAAAACAGCCTCTGGGCCGTGAACCCGTTCTCAATGTCGCTGGGCTTCATCGCGTGGGGTACCGGTGGACAGGAGGGCACCGTGCTCGGCGAGCAGATGGCGCGCGTTGGCGAGACGCCGGTACAGCGCGGCAACCTGCCGGATGTCGGCGCGGAGTGGTCGCCGTGCTGCTCGTTCGAGATGGTTTGTCTCAACGGCGAGGATAAGGGTACCCACGTCCTCTACAAGACCAACTCAGTTGGCGGCCGCCGCGCATTCGCCGACATGATGCAGTTGATCGCCGCCGCGATGGACGACGCCGAGGGCAAGTGCGTCCCCATCGTCAACCTCGACTGCGACAGCTATCCCCACAAGAAGTACGGCAAGATTTACACGCCGATCTTCGACATCAAGAAGTGGGTGATGCCCGACGCGCAGGAACTTGGCGGCGCGCCGGCCGAGGAGAAGGCCGAGGAGCCGAAGACGCAGCCTGCCGAGGAGGGCACGGTTCGCCGTCGTCGTCGCTGACGCCTGACTGGGGGCGGCCGCAAGCCGCCCCCATTTCTTTAGCGGATTGGAGAATATAAATGTCGTATGACCTTAACCATGTGAACCGCGAGCGCCGCCGCCGGGGCTTGCCGCCGCTGTCGCCTTCTCAGGCTAGCAGCGCGGCCGCCTATCGATCTTCCACTAGCAGTAACGATATGACGATGTGGTTGATCATGTACGCCGCGATGTCTCCTGCGTACACCACTCCTGCGGAGTGTTCGTCGTCCAGTTACGACAGTGGCTCGTCGTCCAGTTACGACAGTGGCTCGTCTTATTGACGCCTGACTGGGGGCGGCCGCAAGCCGCCCCCATTTCTTTGGAGGATAGAATGGGATTGATCTGCAGCCTCGACTACGAAACACAGAGCCCCCTCGACCTGACTGAGGTCGGAGCCTACCGCTACGCCCCGAGCGCGAAGATCATGTGCGCCGGCTACGCGATCTACGAAGAGAACACGTTCAAGCCCGAGATGGTGAAACCGTGGCGCGCTTGGAAGGGCGAGCCGATGCCCGACGATCTGCGCGAGGCGCTGCAGCACCCCGCCGTCAGAAAGTTTGCGTGGAACGCTCAGTTCGAGCGCCTGATCACACAGCACGCTGCGGGTCTGTTCGTGCCGCACGAACAGTGGTTCTGCACCGCCGCCCGCGCGAGGGCGTCTGCCTACCCCGGCAAACTCGACCTGTGCGCGAAGGCGCTGGCGATCCCGCAGAAGAAGGATTTGGCGGGCGGCAAGCTGATGAAGAAGCTGTCGTCCGAGGGCACCGGCACCGAGGAGGAGTACGAGCGCGTCCTCGAATACTGCCTGCAGGACGTCGTGGTCGAGGCGACCATCGGCATGGTCATCCGCGACATGACCGCCGAGGAGTGGCTCGATTACCACGTCTGCGAGCGCATGAACGACCGAGGTATTCCCATCGACGTGGAGTTGGCGCGCGCCGCGCAGAACTACGCCGAGGTCGAGGCGGCAGAAATAGCCAAGGAATTAACTGCCGCGACAGGCGGCGTGATTACAAGCGCCAAGCAATTTGCCCGCATCAAGAAATGGGTCAGCGAGAAGGCCCCCGAGGTCATCGAGATGCTGACGGGCGAGGACGGCAAGGTGTCGCTCGACAAGTCGGCGCGCACCGCCATCTTCGAGAGCGACCTGCAGCTCAGCGAGGAAGTTCGCGAGGTTCTGGAACTGATCGACGACGCGGGGCGCGCAAGCACGGCGAAGTACGCCGCCATCGAGAACCGCACCGACACCGACGGCCGGCTGCGCGGCGCGTATCTGTTCAACGGCGCGGGGCAGACAGGTCGTTTCAGCGCGATGGGCTTCCAGCCGCATAATCTGGTGCGCGACAAGCTTGAAAACTCAGGCGACGTGATTGAGGCCGTGCTGGACGGGGCCTCGGCGGACGAAGTCATCCGCCTCTCCGGGCAGAACATGCTGACGACACTGGGGCGCATGCTGCGGCCGACCATCGTCGCGGAGAACGGCAACGTGCTGGTGTGGGCCGACTACTCGGCGGTGGAGGCTCGCGCGTTGCCGTGGCTGTCGGGATCGGCGGCGGCCGAGCCGCTGCTCGACATCTTCCGCAGGAACGAAGACGTCTACAAGCACGCCGCGACGGGCATCTATGGCGTGCCCCTCGACAAGGTTGATAAGGCGCAGCGCCAGATGGGCAAGATTGCCGTGCTGGCGCTGGGCTATCAGGGAGGTAAGAACGCTTTCCGCAAGATGGCGCGCGCCTACGGTCTGAAGATCAGCGACGACACCGCAGAGGAAATCAAGGTCGCGTGGCGGTTGGCGAACCCGTGGGCGCGCACCTTCTGGCGCGATCTGGAGACCGCCGCGATCCGCGCCGCGCGCCATCCGGGTACGGTTGAGGAAGCCGGGCGCATCAAGTATCTGATGCATGGCGACATGCTCTATGCGCTGCTGCCCTGCGGGCGCCTGATCGCGTACCCGGAAGCCGAGGTGGTGACGGTCGAGGGCAAGTACGGCCCGCAGCCGCGCCTGTCGGCGCTGAAGGCATCGATGCACCCGAAGAAGGGCGAGACGGCGTGGCCCCGCGTCGATCTCTACGGCGGCCTTCTTGCCGAGAACGCGACGCAGGGCTTCTGCGCTTCGCTGCTGCGCGCCGCCGTGCGCCGCCTTGACGAGTGGGAGTGGCCCGTCGTCATGCACACACACGACGAAGTACTCGTCGAGGTTCATGAAGACGAGATCGATGACGCGAAGCGGGCGCTGCAGAAGGCAATGCTGACGAACGAGTGGCCTGATTTGCCGCTTGCCGCCGAACCGGAGCACGGCTACAGCTACGACAAGTAGAGGTCGGGATGGAATTGAATACATTCATGGAGCGCGTCTTCGGTGACGTGCCCGACGACGAAATCATCGGCATTGTCCAGCGCGGCAAGGATGGCCGTGGCTGGCTGACGACACCTTACAAGGCCGGGCGCACGAAGCTGCGCCCCGACGCCGCGAGCTACTACTGCATCTCCACTCTGAAGAGGCCGCCTGCGGGCGAGCCGCTGCGGCGGTTGATGCCGAACATGGCGCGGACCCACGTTATCGTCCTCGACGACATCGGCACCAAGATCGACGCCGAGAAGTTCAAGGGCAAGGCCGAGCCGCACTACGTCATGGAAACGTCGGCAGGGAACTATCAGTACGCCCTGCTCTTCGATGGCACGGTCGAAGAGGCGCAGGTACTGATCGAGGCCCTGATCGAGGCCGGATACAGCGACCCCGGCGCCCGCGACGTTCATCGCCTCGTTCGTTTGCCGGGTTCGTTGAACTACAAGTCCAATCCGCCTTTCGTTGCACGCCTCGTCGCCGAAAACTGGGACCAGCCCGCGTGGACGTTCAAGGAGTTGTGCGAGGAGTTCGGCCTGACGCCGCGAGAGCCGACGAGCCTGCGAGCTACGAAGCGCGCGTGGAACGGCGACGCGGGGGGCGATGTCATCCTGAAGTGGCTTACCGAGAAGGGCATGACGCTGTCGGAGCCCAACTCCGACGGCTGGATGTTTATCGAGTGCCCGTGGGCCGACGAGCACAGCGACGGCCGCACCGACGCCAAGTGG